CTTTGTATTTATTGCTTAAAAATGCTGGGACTGATTTTATTGTCTTCAACACAGTTTGCTGTTCAACTTTATGGGTCGATGACATCTGCAAAATAAACTCATTACACTCATAAATGGACATAGGTAAACACTCTTGTGGACCAATCCCTGGTTTCAAAGGAACTCGCATGACCTCTGCAACGCCTCCCAAAGATTTATTATCGGTCGATCTCACAGTCCACATTCGGATGTTCCATATGTCAGGTATGGTTATTTGTTCTTCTGAAGCATTTTGAGATTTTAACGAACTAACAAACCTGCTAACCTTTTCCTTATCTATCATCATGTTTTGAGGCAAGACTGTAGGGTCAATTGCAAATTCTGGTTTGACCTGAACATTAATAATAACATTAAAACGTCGCATAATTGAAACTGGTTCGTTCGAATATACTTTGGCCTGCAAATCTTCGACGTTTGTGGTAACAACAACAACCTTTGGAGTTAATGGTATCTTACCCTTTGAAGACAAATCTGCCATTACAGGATAAGCTGGCACATTATTAATATACTCGACAATTTTCTCTAAAGGTGACTTCTTGGTGAAGGACTCTTTTGTGTTACACATGTCATCCAAAATGATAGCTTCTGTGCCATATGAATAATTAGAAAAGAATTCATCATTAGGATTTGTCACCTTTCGCAACTCAAAATCTGGATTGCCACCTTGGCCAATAATGCTTATCGTAGTAACTATGCTAGTCAAAGTGGATTTACCTACTGATGACCCACCATGAATTAAAATACCAAACGGTGCAGATCTTAATTGTCCACACAACATTAGTCGAGTTAAATCAACCATGTAAGTCTCTATTTCCGTCCATTTTCGCTTGACTATGACAGCTTCGTGAACGTTGACACGCGTCAAAGATTGATACACTTCTTTGTAATAAGCTACCAACTTCGACGCTTGTTCACGAAAATCACAGTCATCCAAAAAAGGAGTTATTTCCCATGCTAAATCTTTAATAGCATTCCAATTTGATGTTATTTTGACATGTAATTGGGCCATATCATAAGCAATAGTGGAATCGAAC